CTATAGTCAATATGCTTTTTGCCGGAGACTTCGGCACGTTAAATGAAACAGCCATTTGTTTATATCCTTAAATCCACCCTTTAACAGAAGTGAACTTCTCTGAACTTGGTGCGCTGACTGTTTTGGTCAAACGCTCAAAAGCAACTTCAAACTCGTTTCTGTATATGGTCGCAATTCCCACATCATCATCCTTGTATAGCTGTGAAGCCATATAAAGGGGAACAAGTGCAGCCACTTCCGGATCAAGGGATAATTCCGCATCATCCGGTGTTTCAAGGGTTATCATAGGTGCATAAGCCTTGTAATAAACCTTGTAGTTTCCGGGCTTGTCTCGGTGAATCAGCATCACCTTGAAGCCTTCCTGGAAGTAGTCGGTAGTAGCCGTGTAACGCGCTACGTCCGCATCACCTTCATATATCACCTGAGAACTATCGACCATATAGAAGTCGTCAAGCATCTGCGATAAGTCATACCTTATGTATTCAGAGTATGCCGGTATCTCATCTTCTGTCGGATAAGTGGCAGAGTACATAGCCACGTTCTTTAAGGAAAACGGATAGTCACTCGCAAACACTAACTTGATTTTCTCCTTTGCCGTGTTCGGTAAAAGATACTTGTACGCTGTATATCCCGTAGGAGATTCAAGGGTTATCGGTAACTGCTCTGTCTCACCGACTGTAATGGTCAATGTGATATATCCCTTGTACTCAAAGTACAATGACCTTGCCCCGTCTGCCTCATATTCAATCGTTCCGTTTTCCAGACTCTTGATATTCTCTGCGTTCGGAATAAGGCTCTTGACCGGTATATGCGCTATGTCAACGCTCTTAATAATGAACTTGCCCGCTGTGGCAAGCATCTGCAAAGCCTCATTAGCGGCTCCGGGCATGGCGGATATATACTCTCTTGTGGAGTTATCAGTAGGAATCGTTGTAGATCCGTTATTCGTTGCATACAATTTCTGCAACGTCTTTAGTTTTATGTCGCCCCAAGTGATCGTTGGTGTTGCCATATCTATATCCTCATAGACCAAGGTGGTCAATTATCTTCTTCTTCATCAAGATACCTGTGTCTTTTTCAAGACCAAGCTGGTCACACAATGCTTCAAGCTCGTCATTCTTTAAGCGGTTTATTTCGGTCTTTGTGTATGTATTGAAGGAATCCAGCTTGCTATCCTTAATAGTGGCTTCTGGGGCCTCCTGCGCACTCTCAGACCTATATCCGGGAGCCGGCACAGATGCAACAAGCCTTGACTCATATCCAAGAGGTACAACCTTTGTTACCTCGTATGTTCTGTTTCCGTCTGTGAACTTATCGCCCACTTTAAGATTTTTAGGAATCATAGTATTCTCCTTGAAAATCAGCAGGGCGCATCCAACCCGGACACGCCCCACCATTCATTTAGCATTAGCTAAGAGTTGTACCTACACTTGCTCCCGCGAGAATTACGTGTCTCCAGTTGTTAGCACCGATAGACATTCTTGCGCGGCCATTGTAGATCAGGTTACGGCTGTGGATATCAACCTCATTCTTCATGTCAAGACCGATTCTGTCATAGAATACAGTACCGTTGTAAGCCTTGTTAGCTTCATCAGACATAAGGATATAAGGTGCAGAACCCTCAGCAGCCTGCCAAAGAGGATCTACAACGAGAGTCCATTTACCCTTCTGGGTGTTGATATCGTTGTTGTTGGAAGCAATTATCTGATCTGATGCAATCAGTCTCTTAATTGTTTCCTCAAGCTGCCAGCAGTTGCCGGGAATGATGATCTTATTGAATGCGTAGCCGGTTACATATCCGGACTCACTCAGGTAGTTACGACCGATAGATGCAAGTCTGATAAGTATGTCAGCACTGAAAGCGTTGGTGAATACGTTAGACTGTGCAGGAACATTAGCCTTAACTCCAACATGGTCAGTAGCAAACAGTCCCTTGCCATCACCGGTAGCACGATCAAGACCGGTCTTAGATCCATAAGAGAACGTAGCGCCTTCTGCGGAAATGAATGCCGTAGCAAGTTCGCAACGTGATCTCTTGTAAGCGTTTACAAAGTTAGTAGCAGCAGCCTTGATTGTGTCAGTAGCATCATCCTCTACCATCTCAGCAGTAATATGAAGCTCTTTCATAAACTGGCTGTGGATGATGAGCTTAGGAGTACCTTCCTGAACATCATCAAGAGGTGCAGTATCGCCCTCAGGAACGATCTCGAAGTTAGCCAGAGCAGTAACAGAAGTCTGCTTCTCAGCGTACTTGTTTGACTTCTTCTCGATAGCGATATCGCCTACGAGCTTGTCATATTCAGTTTTCTCAGAATCAGCGTCCTTAAGGACAGCATTTACAACCTGGGCTGTGGGCTTCCAAAAATCATCATTAAGCCCGCTGTTTTTGGAAATTACAATAGCCATGATCTTATCCTCCTTAGTCGAACTTAACAATTACAGTGCTTCCGGAAGTAGAACCGGTAGCCTCGATAACAGTTGCAACACCGCTTGTAGTGGTAGCGGTTACCTGTGCAGCGTCAGATGCGATAGTCACCTTAGAACCAACAGTAAGAGTACCGGCGGTAGAAAGAGTAGTCACATACTCCTGATCCGGATAGATCGGAATAACCGATACTGTATCAGCAGTAGTCTTAGTGCCTCTCTCAGCAACGAGATAAGTGGGCTTTGTTGCGCCACTTGCCTTTGTTACAACGCCTGCGGCAAGAACTGCAACTTCACCTACGTCATAGGTAGCTGCTGCTGCCGGAAGCTGTTTGATGATGGGGGTGTTTGCCTTATCCATCTTGAATAATCCGAACATAATAGTTTCCTCCTTAGAGAGTGTCGTTATACAGTTTCTTGAGTTCTTCCGCTGATTTCTCAGGGAAGTATGCTTTCCAGCGCGCAAGCTCTGACTGAGGGATATCAACACTGTTATCCTGAACGGCAACGCCATTCACGGGGTTCAAGTGTGATTTTCCTTTAGCCTGATTGATTGCGGCCTGCTGTATGGCGGCCTGCTGTGAGCTATTTACCTGACCAAAATTGACGATCTTGTAAGCATCAACAAGGCTCATCTGTCTTTCCATGCTCAACCGGATAACGTCTGGTGGAACGGTCTCCAATGAAACAATGGAAGGATCTAACTTGCCAAGTTCTGCTACATCAGCGTTTATCTGGTTGATAGTAGCCTGTTGCTGTGCCTGTGCCATTACAGCTTGTGCCTGACGTACTGCGGGATTGTTGGCTATGAAGTTGTCAAGCAACTGCGGATCAACACCGCTCTGCTTGAGCTGTTCCTTTGCCTTCATTTCCTCTTGTGCGTCAAGCGCTGCGAGATAGTCTCGCTCTGAACGAATAGGCTCTCCGGTCTTTGGATTGACGAGATTTCCGAAACGCCTTGCATATTCAGCGTCTCTTGCTTTCATTTCAGCTTCAGCCTTCCTTCGGGCTGCCGCTGCGATTGCGTTCACATCAACCGGCTGTTCCGGTGCCTGATCTTCCACCTCTTGCGGTTCGGCGGGTTCCGCATCTTCTGCGCCTTGAGTGTCAACCTCTGTTTCAGTAGTATCTACGTCAACTGTGGTTTCCTCAGTAGTTGTCAGATTTTCCATTCCGTCCATTTTTTCCTCCTGCCATTTTTACGCGTTTGGCTTGCGACTTGAGTTTTTATATATAAAAAAGCGCTTCTGCGGGATCCCCACTGAAACGCTCTTTTTACTCAACTGTGAAGGGAAGCTCTGTCCTAACTTCTTCGTCAAGCTCTTTATTGAATTGTTTACACTTCTTGTTTCTACAAGAGTACCTAAGCACTCTGTATATTTTTCCCTCGTCTTGATTGTAGACGATATGCTGTGCGGTTATGACCGCCTCAACATTACATACCGGGCATACCACCTTGCGCACCTCCCATCTGCTGCATCATCATCTGCTGTTGTGCCATTTGTTCTTGCTGTTCCTGCTCTGCAAGACGTTCCTCAATGACACCCTTTATCTCTGCTGCATGAGGATAATCGTTACGCTCCTGCTCAAGCCAGTACAGATATGCGGTCCTTAAATCACCAAGCTGTCCGAATGCTCCGCTTTGGAGTTTCATATCGGCCTGATTCCACATAGCTTCTCTGTTGACCATAAGCGTTGATGTAGGATCGGTCTCGAATATAAACTCGTCATTCCAGTAGGGTTCCCCTGCATCATCTATCTTCAAGAAGTCTTTTCTGTTAAAGTGTGCATAGTTGATACTTCCGTCTGAGTTCTGTGAGATAACAGGTACGGGCTGGTCTGCATAAGCTAAAGCAAACTTGAACATCATTTCATAGAGCTTTGCGTAAGCTGCATTCTTCATTACACGCTTTGATTCAAGTCTTCCTGCAACCTGATTGATCGAATACTGCTTTGCAGTTCCCGAAAGAGCTGAGCTATCGTATTTACCCTGGAATGAATCGGTTATACCAAGTGTTGACTTAGCCCACTGGTAGTTTTCCTCAAGGGAAACGCGATCCTGTGAGCAATCAACCTGAGCGTTAAGTATGTCAATCTGCGCTTTCTGTGAGGGATCTTTAACGCGGATAACCTTGTACTGCTCGTCTGTCAGCTCTACGCCTAAACCCTCGGGCAATACCATGAACGATCCCGCCATAAGCAGCTTTTCATTTATCTGTGAACCCAGCTTCTTGACTGTCTCCTGCTGGTCCCTTATGGCGTTTACGTCACTAAGACCAAGTAAATGACGGTCTTTTGAGATATTCTTCCGCAAGATAAGGGGATATCCGGAGGGCTTGTAATACTCCATATCAACCTCTTTTTCTTCCTGCGTCTCTATATTCTGTCCTGTAATGGGATCAATCACTATCTGTGTGCGGGATATTTTTATCTTTTCAGTAGAGTCCTGCTCTTTCTTCCACTTCCTTGAACCGCACTCACACTGTTCCTCGCGGCCCATACGGGGCTTTCCGCACTTCTCGCATACTTCTATCTGTCTGGCTTGATAGTCTTCCATATCTTCAAGCGTTACATCACCACACCAGCGATATATTCCTATCCCGCCATCCTTGTTCTTGTAATATGCCGTGATAACAGTGACAAGATCATCAGAAGTTGATCCGTCTCTTATCTCTGAATCGGTCTCGTCTTCCATTGAAACGTCTTTTCCGAACCGCAATTTGACGTATTCCTTAGTCTGTGACGTTCTTGTGAAGATATAGTCCATCTTGTCTACGTCAACAACACCCGGCTGAGGTATAACATTCCTCGGATGAACGGTAGAAACCGCTATATCACCGATAGTACAGTGATATCCTTTGGTGTTATCCCACTCTATGAGGAAGAAATCACCGCCCTGGACCGGTACGATACGCTCCTGAAGGTCGTTCATGGTCTTAAATCCAAGCGTTCTAACCTCATTTTCAAGGAATTTCTCTATTCTGTTCGCTAATTCCTCGTCTTCTTCGTGAACAGCCGTTACTTTCGGCATAGGAACAGACGTATCAACCTGAGATTCGATAAGCTCATAGACAATATTGCGGACATTTATAGCCTGTTTAGGGGCAACAGACTGTTTATTGGGGCCATATATGGACTTTGAACCCTCATAGTAGCCCTCATTTATGCTCATATCCCTTAAAACATCATCATACTTAGACTTTGCGTCCTCGTATTTGCTTTTCCATCTCTTTAATTCCTTGTTTTCTTCGGGATTCTTGATCTTCTCCATTGTCCTTCTTAGCCAGTTCATAGCCTCGGCTCTCCTAATTGAGCTATCATCAGTTCCTTTATCTCAGGTGTAGCGTGTTTGTAGTCTTCTATCAGATCAATGCTCCACCGCTTTGTTTTCGCTTTGTTCTTATCTGCGAGTGGCGCTCTGGTCCACCATATACAGAAACACCGCAGACTATCGACATCATGCGTCAAGTCGTGCGGGTCCTTTGCGTAAACCTTCGGTTTCTTCTTATCCTTTTGTATTTTCTGCAAACAACGAATAAGGTTTGGCGCTGTGTCCTTAAGAAAAGTAAGAGCAGGCTTGCTTCCGTCTTCCGGAACCCTCAACCACTCTTTCATGGCCATACAGCCATTGAAAAGATCATTACTTGTCTTCGTAAGGACAATTCCGTGTTCTGAGAAGATATGTGCTACTGATTTGCCGGTTTCCTGCCTTCTGTTCCATAAATCAGGCGGGGCAAGGTAGCTTTCTATGTATTCATCAGAACTAATGCGTGTTATTGCTTCCGCTGCCTGCGCTATCGTCATATCCGGGCTGTCATATTCTCGGTAGACCTGAGCATATCCTTTAAGGTCAATGGCTATCCAGTGTACCGACAACATATCGAGTCCGTAGTCAATAGACACATAACGTCTTAGCTTTCCTTCAAGCGGTTCGTATACCTCATGGGTATCACGTCTCACTTCCGGGAAATAAGCGCCACCTGGTACGGTAAGCGCT